AGGCAGTAGTTTTTTTGACGCTAATGATCAAGCCACTACGGCACCGAATGATGTGTGCGGCAAGCGTTTGACGAGTTGCAAGCTACGCTTTGGGAACACTCCACGCTTACCTTTTGGCGGCTTCCCAGGGCTGACCGATGCAATGGGCTAATCATGCTTTCTTCTTTCAGCAATCCGACCACAAGCAAGCAGCAAGCCGAAATTCAAAAGCGTGCAGAGGCCGCGCACCCTGTCGAGGCGTGTGGCTTTATTTTGAACAATGGAGACATTGTTGAATGCACCAATACGTCTAAAGAAGAAAACACTTTTGTGATTAGCGCTGAAGAGACTGCTTTGCACTTGGACGATGCGGCGGCTTCTTGGCACAGTCATATCGACTATGGAACTGTCAGTTTTGCTGACATCAACGCTTCCAAAGCATTAAACCTGCCTTATGCGATTTTCAATTGTGCGGGTACGGAGCATTTTTACTTTGATCCGGGCCAGTCAGCAGGGCTGCTGGGGCGTCCATGGTTGTATGGCGGTTACGACTGTTATTCAGCAGTGCGTGACTGGTACAGCCAAGAGATGGGCATTGCGATGGGCGATTATGAGCGCTTGTACGAGGGCGAATGGGTTCAGCGTGGTTTCACGCACTTCGAGGACAACTTTGCTGCTGAGGGATTTGTGCGGATCCCCCCGTCAGTGCCGTTGGAGCGGGGCGACGTTTTCCTGATGAAGATCAAAAACGATGATGCTTGCAACCATGTCGCAGTGCTGGAAGACCCAGAGGCCAATCAGATCTACCAGCATTTAGTAGGCCGCAAATCTGAAGTGATGTCCTACAGCGGCTATTTCCGCGATAATACGGCCATGGTCGTTCGGCGCATTGCCTAATGGTTACGATCCGATTCGTTGGCGAAGCTGGACGCAGGTTTGGCCGCAAGTTTCAGCTAGCTATTAAAACGCCTGCTGAGGGCTTGCGAGCTTTGATGCTGCAGATTCCTGGCCTGCGGCAATACTTGCTGGAGTCGGCCGAAAAAGGGGTCGCTTGGAAGGTGATTACCGATCATTCACCAGAGGGCATTGACGAGGAGCAGTTGCTGTGGCCGATAAGCAAACGGCTAGTGCTTGCTCCTGTCCCTGCAGGGCGTGGCGGTGTAGGCAAGGTTGTAGCTGGTGTTGCGTTGGTTGCGGCTGCAATTTTGTTTGCGCCTGCAGGTGCCTTTTTGGGATTAGGTGGTGGCCTCGCTGGTGGGTTCTTGGGGGTCACTGGAGCAACTGCAGTTGGCGCAATTGGCGCTTCACTGCTGTTTGGCGGCGTAGCAGATCTTTTGACCCCAACGCCCAAAATGCCAACGGTGAAAGGTGGTTTGGGACGTTCAAGCTCTACGACAGGCCGCAGCCAAGCTGAACAGCTGAACTCGTTCACGTTTGACAAGTCCAATGCCAACACTGTTCAAGGCGATGTTGTGCCGGTGCTATATGGGGAACGTATTATTGGTGCATTGCCTGTCCTTTCGTTCGGCCTTGAGCTGCAGAACTTCTTGTGATGGACAGTGACACTCAGGCAACAGAAGTAGAAGTCAGCGGCGCTGGCGGTGGAGGCGGTGGAAAGTCACAGCCTCAAACTGTTATCCAGCAAACAATTATCCAATCCCCTACGGCGAAGCAGCCAGTAGAAGAGGCTAACAATCTTTTTTCGGTTGCATTTGCCAAAACTGTTTATGCGTTGTCTGAGGGTGAAGTAGAAGGTTTCCCGAACGGCATTGAAAAGGACGTTTATCTCGATGGAGTCCCAATCCGCAATCCAGATAATTCTACAAATTTCGAAGGATTTACTCTTGATTCTCGCGACGGTGACGATGCAACTCAGACTCCAATCCCAGGCTTTAGCCAAGCAGAAAATACTGTTGGCGTAAATGTCCCTGTCACTCAGGCTACTGGAGCAGTCACTAGAGCCATCACCGATACAGACACTGAACGTGCCAGGGTGATTATTTCGCACCCTGCGTTACAAGCTCAGAATCCAGACACCGGAGACATTAACGGCACTTCGGTCAGCTATCGGATTGAAGTCAACTCAAATGGCGGCGCTTACACAACTGTTTCACAGCCAACAGTAAGTGGCAAATCAAACAGTGAATTTCAACGAGCGTATGAGTTCAACCTGCCTGGAACAGGGCCTTGGAATCTGCGTGTCACTCGCTTGACCGCAGACAGCAGTTCTGCGTTTATTCAGAACGGTATTTCGTGGCAAGCTTACGTCGAAATTATTGATGAAAAGCTTGCCTACCCCAACACAGCATGTGTTGCGCTCAAAATTGACGCTAGACAATTCAATACTATTCCTGACCTGTCGGTAAAACTGCGTGGCAAGCGAGTTCAAGTCCCTACCAATTACAACGCGGCCACCCGAACTTACACAGGAGTTTGGGATGGGACATTTCAGATGGCATGGACTGATAATCCCGCTTGGATTTTTAGAGACATTGTTTTAAACGAAAGGTTTGGAGTTAAGCGCTATGTAAATTCAATCGTAATCGACCCTTGGTATCTTTACACTGTTAGCCAGTATTGCGACGAAAGCGTACCTAACGGCTCGGGCGGGACTGAGCCTCGTTTTACGTGCAATGTGTACCTGCAAAATCCAGGCAGTGTGTATGACGTTTTAAATGCCTTGGCATCTTGCTTCCGTGGGTTGATTTATTACAGCGAAGGCGAGTTGTATCTGACTCAAGATCGTCTGCAAGATCCTGTCCAGCAGTTCAGTGAGGCAAACGTCATTCAAGACGTTAACTCCAATGGTGAGGTCGCTAATCCGTGCTTCACCTATTCAGGCTCTGCGCGTGCAGCACGTAAAACTGTTGTTCTTGCAAACTGGGACGACCCAGGCCAGGTTTACAGCTCAGTTACCGAGTATCAGCAAGATGATGAGTTATTGGACAAATTTGGGTACAACCCTGTTGATCTTCGTTTGATAGGTGTGACTTCTCGCGGTCAAGCTCTGCGAGCAGCCAAGCACACACTGTTTAGCGACAGATACGAGACTGAAAAGGTAAGTTTCCGCATTGGAGCGGAAGGGTTAGCCGCTGGTGTCGGGGAAATCATTCAGATTGCTGATCCGCTCAAGCAAGGGCAGCGCTTGGGTGGGCGCATTGTTGCTATAGACGGCAACACAGTCACCGTTGATGCAGTGTTGGCGTTGTCTCCTGGAACGGCGTACACATTAACGGTAGTTGTTCCCGACGGTGAAACGCTGACCAACGGGGACGGAACAAAAACGACGAAACCAAAGCTGCAAGTTTTTAATGTGGTCAGCTCGACCGAAGTGAATGAAGAAACCCAAGAGTTCAAGATTCAACGTCAAAGCACAACCGATAATTTATTGACACAAGATGATGACAACTTAATTGCTCGTGTTGTTACCAGCGAATCAAAGAATACAAAGCTTGAGCTGAATGCAGTGGTTGTTTCACAGACAGGCGCCTTATGGGTGCTTGAGTGGAGTGCGATGCAGGCGGCTACTTATAGGATCGTCTCAATTGCAGAAATAGAGCCATTAATCTATCAAGTTGAAGCAATCCAATACAACGCTAGCAAGTATGGCTTCGTCGATAATGACTTGCCAGTAGCGATCCCCAAGGATTCATTCAAGCTTCAACAGGTTACGCCGCCTACCAATTTTGATGCTGACCTTGAATTCTCTAACGGTCAAACATCAATCAAAGCTTCGTGGAAGGCTCCTCAGTTCAATAATACAGTTGATTTGCTTATCAAGGGCTACAGATATCAATGGCGAAAAACTGGAGACACTGAGTGGAGTGATGTCGTCACAGTGCAGGCGACCACGGTCGAAATTCCTTTGCAAAACCATGTGTTTGGCAACAGTTATCAAGTTCGAGTGGCGACTGTAAACCGACTTGGCAGCCAGTCTGAATTTGTAAGTTATGACGTTGACCCCTTCCCGCCAATTCCAGATCTAAGCGCACCAGAGTTTGGGGCAACACTGACTCATGCAAGTCAGCCTGACGGTACGCATTTACTGATTGTGGATTCTGGGACGTG